ATCGGCCATAGACGCATCAGCCACCAAGCCGATACCCTCAGACATAGCCTCATAGTAGGCTTCCATGCCTTCATGGATTAGATCCGCTTCAGCCATCTTGAATAACTCAGCGGCGTACTCTTCAGGGGACTGCTCAGGCATTGGAGCCATGACCATCTCTTCTTCCATATCCATCATAGGCTCCATGCCGTAATACTCCTTTAGGCTTTTGACGCTGTTACGATACTCGGCTGGTGTCGGTGTGATGCTTGCTTCAGCAATAGGCCAGCGGGTGATTTCAGCGGCACCGCCCATGCTCTTGCGCTCTACCAGATGACCAGCGGCACCAGAGGAAAAACCCATCTTGCCTTGCTTGCAGAGCTTCGCAATCATGCTGCCGTACTCGTCAGCCATGTCTAGTTGGGCTTCATACCATAGCCCGGTATCATCCATCTTGATGTAGCCTGTACCGATGCTCTTCTTGCCTACAGCGGCATCCATACCGTGGTGATAGTACACGTTGAGCGGTACCCGCTGACCCTTCGATACCGGAAAGCCGTAGTCCGTTGAAGCGGTGAAGTAATCGCCCTCAAGGTCAGCGGTCTTGGTATCGCCAAAGCGAACCAGGTAGCCCTTGACGTAGCCCAACCGGTCGCTCTTGATACCGTCTACGGTAGATGTCAGCAAGTCCATACACCCACTATCCCACAGTGCATTTTTCATAGGTAGGTCGTTAGATCCGGTTGGTATCCTTCTAGGTCTCTAAGCGGCAGCACCCTAGTGGTAGGCCCCCAGTCGGTGTTAGGCACCACGGTTGCCATGTCACTGAGCGGCAGCCCCTCAGCATAAAGGTTATAGCGAGCGGTGCCAAGTATCTGCTGGGCTTCAAGAGGCGTTAGCCCCTTCAGTATCTCTTCACCGGTTGCTACCTTTGGGCGTGTATCAGGGATGCTACTATCGCCCGTAATCTCTGCCCAAGACAAGGTCTCCGGTATCATTACGCACCGGCAGTTCGGATGGCTTGGCATGATGGTATCGGTGGCTTGCAGGGTACCGGATAGAGCCAAGCAAGCAAGGCATACCCGGCTATCCTGCGTAGCCTGCCGGCGGTATCCGGTCACTGCGCCATTCTCCGTGTATAGTTGCCGCTGGGCTTCCCTGGCGCTTCGTATCATCTCGGTACGGGCTATCGTCTCGGCTCTTTGCCGCCCGATGTCAGCCGCCTTGCGTACCCGCCGTGCTACCGTGCGCGGGCCTTCACCAAGGCTGATTCCCTGTACCAAAGCCATCTGCATAGCGTCCGTGGTTACTTGAGGGATTGAGTCAAATAAGACCGCCAAAGGGCTGCCATCACCAGCCATGCCGACAAACGCTTGGAGGGCCTCGTCAGGTAGGTTTGTCCATCCCATACTAACGCTAACACCGGCTGGCTTTTTTCCCGCTGCCGTTTCAACGAGGCGTTCAGTTGCCTCGTTCGCAAGGATAGCGCTTTCGAGTTGTCCATCTGCGGTTATCTGCGCCCCCTCGATTGAAAACTTCTTTAGGTTCTTCCCCAGTTGTTCGATATTTTCGATAATCCTCTGACGCATCCAGAGTATGGTTTCGCTTGGCGGTTCGCCGTTGGCTTCACGCTCGGCAATCCTACCCTCCAGCGCTTCAAGCTCATCGATACTGGCCTTGGTTGCCGCCTTGTATGCGCGTTGCATACGGCTGATGGCTACGCCTTCACGCTCCAGCAAGTCATTCCGGTACTTCTGCCCAGCGGCATAGATTCTTGCTGTCCCGTTGTCTACTCGCTTGAGCTGATCTCCAGCTCGTATCCGTAAAAAGGGTGGCTCTTATACACTACCCCCGGAGTGCATACGTGGTCACCATCAAGGCTCTTGCCGTCTGGTTGCATTGCGTCCCGCTTTGCGGTTGACCAGCGATAGCCAGCATCACCGCCCCACAAGTCCCAGGCTACACGCCCCGGACTCGGGAAACCTTCCTCACCGGCGTTGAACCCTTCGGCCTTCTTATCGACTTCATGGCGACTAAAGAAAGAATACATCCGGAGGATTGTGTCTTCGGAAAGTTTCTCACCGTTCACGATTTGGTTAGCCCTTGCAAGGCCTACCCGCGTCCCGCCGTCGAATCCTTCAGCCTTCCAATCGAGCGCCCGCTGTGCCGCTGTCCGCATTGCTTCGGTTGGGCGGAACTTCACATCGTACGATCGTACGGCTGCACCATCAAAGCCGCCGGTGCTTTGTACCGGGATTGCCGTTGGGTGTAGCTGCCCTTCATCTTCCGGCACGGCTTCCAGCCCGGCTATGCGCTTGGCTTCAGCCCGATCAATGATGCCGGCCTTGTAGAGTTTCTCGGCTCGGTCGGCTTCAGCGGCAAGGTCATCAGCCAAAGCCCGCACGGTTTCAAGGTCATACATTACGTAATCACCCTGCTGTGTCTCAGGATATTCCGGCAGGAGGTCAGCGGTGATCGCATCCGCAAGGGTACGGAGCAAAGGCACCATGCCGTCTTCCCATGCCGCTTGTTGAGCGCGCTCATAATTACTGTATGTAGACCGTTCGAGACCCGAACCAAGTCCCAAGACCATCGGGTTGATGCCCAGGGCTGAACAGATACGCTCCTCCGGTACACGTCTCACGGAATCCAGAGCAAGGTCGGCAGGAGTAAGGCTAACCCTGTCAACTTTGTAGGCACCAGTCATTACCACGATACCGCCGGACCCGTCCCCGGTAAGGTCTTCGTGCAGTTGGCGCTTGACCTGCCGAGCATCATCCATGCTCATGTCAACGGTTGTGTCTTTGGCATCAGGGCCGACAATCAATGAAGGCATAGCCCCGTTAGCCAAGAGTCCGTATGCGGTAGTGCTTGCGGTGTTATCGGTAGCTATCTCGCGCAGGACAGCGGTAAGCGGCGCTCTACCAATGCGGATATCGCTTGGATCTCTGCCGTACCGGATATGGATGATGTCGGATACCGGGATGTCAAAGGAGCGGCCATCCGTGGTGTAGATGTAGTGCGTCAAAGGGTTTACGCCGTTACCCACAGGCCTAACCATGTCCTGCGGCAGAAACTGTAGAGCGGTCACCGTGCCACGGGTGGAAGAGCGAATCTTTCTCAGGTAGGTATTGCCGAATAGTTTGTAGTCTTGGATGCACCAGCCCCAGAAAAGGCTACCCATAATCATCGGATCCGGTTGCGCCATGAGCTGCAATACCGGGTGGTCTTCTACCGGCTCCGCCTGCTGGCTGTCTACCGGTCGGTAGTAGCGCGGTGTGGCCTGTGGGTAGTTCCTGACGTACCAGTCAATCGCTGATGCAACAACGCCGTTTAGGCCAAGGTCACCGGCTACCCGCGCCCAGTCCTTAGTACTTCCAGGGAGCGCCCGGCGCAGCAAAGTCTGCAGCTGACCAGAGCCGTACCCGGTTAGGTAGATGTCCCTAGACTGGCTAAGCGGCAGCGGTAGTGCCTGTGTCGGGTTGGCTGCGGCTTTACGGCCTAAGAAGCGGTCAAAGATACCCATGCTCCCAGTATCCCACAAAAAGAAAAAGCCCCCTTGCGGGGGCCTGTGTGTTTAGCGATTGAAGTTATGCCATCTCTTATCTGGTGTCATCATCCAGCGTTGGTTGTTTTTTGTTTGAAAGGCTAGAAGCATTTCGTTTGTCTGTATGTCTTTGATTTTTGATTTCTCACCGTTGAGTTGCGCGTAGTCTGTAGCGTCTGCAAAGTCTTCGAAGTAGTAGCCGTAAGACTTACCGTTTGTCATCCACTGAACCAAGTATCGTTTCATATCCGTATCTCCCATATCCCCTTGGATGTCAACAATATACACCGCCCGTGTATATCTCGCAAGGGTATAGGGATATATATTTTAGACGGCTCCCCAAGAACGCTTGGAACCGCACACCTGCCAAGCATAAGCCAGTGCATCAACCACGTCATCATGCCTACCAACCGGGAAACTCAAAAGCTCATCTTCAAAGTATGCCGGTAGGCCTTGGCAGTGCATCACTTGGCTTTGCTCGTACCGGGCTTCCAGAGGGGCAAAGCGGGTCACCTTGTCACGGTCTGGGCGGATGCCCCGTATCGGTAGTTTCGTACGCCTAAGAAGCTCCTGCACAACAGCGGCTTGATACTGCACCTGCTCGATGCCGATCATGCTAGGATTCCACTTAGCCGCCATCATCTCAATGAATCTCAGGACAGCTGCAAAGTCTGAGCGGGTGCGGTTGATGTCTCTAACGTAGATCGTGCCATCGTCTCCACGGGATACAACAGCAACCCCGGTGTAGTCGGCTTCACTCTTAGTGCTGATTGCAAGGTCAACCCCGATGTAGGTAGGCAACCCATCGGGGCAATCGCCGTACCGCAACCACTCCCGCTTGATACGCGCTCCCGCCGCATCCACGAACTCCGCCAAATACTCCTGACGGAAAGCAATCGATGGCAAGGACTCACCCGCCTTGCCTACCTCCTCAGCATCTATCCACGGGTTAGCCGTGGTTGGCATCTGCCATGACATCCAGTCGGCATCAGTAGCGGCTTGGTTATAGAGGGTGCGGAAATAGTTGGAGCCTTTAGGCGTAGACAGAAAGAACGCGTCCCCCTTGTAGTCGGTTAGCGTTGGGCGGATGGCTTCCGTCCAGGCTTGCTCTAGATGCCGTGCCATGGCGGCTTCATCGATGATAACCCGCTTGTACTTACGACCACGGGCTACCGTGCTAGGGTCATCAAGCGTCCAATAGTCAATAGCCGCCCCGGTTATAAGCTCGATGCGCGGTGCAGGGCTTTGTACCGCTCGGCGGATAACCGGAGCATAGATCCTCTTATGATCGGCGTATGCCTCTTCCAGCAAGCGGTAGGTAGGTGCAAACCACGCGCAAGGTAGACCGTCAATCAGCACCGGGTCACTGAGCAAGTTACCGCCCAGTGTGGTCTTACCAAAGCGTCTCCCGCAAGCAAGCACGTTGTACCGCTTGGCTTCCCGCAGAATGACCTGCTGGGCTTCATGCGGCCTTGGTAAGACTAATCGAATATCAGGCAATCGGTTTGTCCGAATACTCCACGATCACTTTGACCGGGCTACCGTCTGCGCCGGTCTGCTCTACCCGGCTAGACCAGTCCTGCTTGTGCTTCCGTTCAAGCCACCACGCCGCTGCTTGCCAAGTGCTGTCAGCTGCCTTTTGAATGATAGCCACGTTCCTCACCTCAGCATCACCCTCTGCCTTTTTAATAGAATCCGAGAACTCCGAAATGCCCTTGAGCCAGATTGCAAAGGTATCCTCAGAAATGCCAGCGTAAGCGCAAGATGCACGGCGGGTATTACCTGCCCTCAGTGCCTGTGTGATGCGCTGTACTACGTCTTCGTTGTACTTGTATGGCTTACCCTTCATCTAGCACCGCCTTCTGCCCTGTGGCGTTTTCCCATCGCTGAATAATGACATCGCAGTAATGAGCATCCAGCTCCAAACCGTAGCATTTCATGCCAAGTTTCTCGCTTGCGATGATGCTTGTCCCGCTTCCTAAAAACGTGTCAAGCACTAATCCGTTTGGTGGACAGGAGTTACCGATTTGGTATTGAAATAATTCAACCGGCTTCATGGTTGGATGTTCCTCCGAGCGATTTGGACGGTCAAATTCAAGCACTGTGGTTTGCTTTCGGTCAGTAAACCAGTTATGTGCAGCACCTTCCTTCCAGCCATATAGACATGGTTCGTGCTTCCAGTGATAATCTTGTCGACCCATAACCATACTGCTTTTAGACCAAATAAGGCACTGCCGTACTATCTGTTTGTTGTCACGAACTGCACCACGGAAGTTGTACCCTTCCGAATCAGCATGCCAGCAGTAATACGATGCTCCATCTTTCATATTGTTGAATGCGTTACAAAATACATCCTTGAGGAACTCTCTAAAGTTATCGTCCTTCATTTGGTCGTTTTGTATAGTCAACGCATCTTTAGTCTTACCAACGTAAGCCACGTTGTATGGCGGGTCAGTCAAGTATAAGTCAGCAAGCGCTCCATCCATCAGCCGTGTCACATCATCAGCATTGGTACTGTCACCGCAAAGCAATCGATGCCTACCAAGAATCCAAAGGTCTCCCGGCTTGCATCGTGTCTCGACATCCTCCGGCACTTCGTCTGGATCCGTCAGCAACTCGGCAGGCTCAGTCATACCAGCCAACTCATCAATCAAAGCATCAAGGTCAGCAGCACCATACCCCGTACCTTCAAGGCCGATAGGCGTATTCGCAAGCTCGGCCAGGATGTCGGTAATCTTGGTTGTGTCATCTTGCCCGATCCGGGTAGTCCGGTTGTCTACTACAAGAATCCGTAGCTCTTCTTCTGGCGTAACATCAACCCATTGAACGGGTACGGTTTCCCAGCCTAGAGCCTTGGCAGCCATCACCCTATGATTTCCCGCTAGGATGTGCTTTGTGCTCAGGTTGC